CTATAATTGAATTGTTTGACCAACAAAAATCATGTTCGGATTAGAAATATGATTCTTTGCTGCTAATGCCTGCCAAGTGGTTCCGTGAGCAGAAGCGATTCCAGATAGAGTATCGCCACTTTGAACGGTATAGGCGTTAGATTGGCCAGTATCACCAAGCATAATCTTTTGGCCAACGTAAATCACGTTAGGATTGGCAATGTGGTTAAGGCTTACTAAGCCAGAAACGGTTGTGCCAAACTTGCTGGCAATTCCGCTTAAAGTATCACCTGCTTGGACGTAGTAAGTATTCTGTGGTGATGACTCACCGGTTACCTTCAATACTTGGCCTACTTGAAGCAAGTTAGGATTACCCAAGCTGTTAATCGCTGCTAAGGTTTGCCAAGTCGTATTGTACTTGCCTGCAATGCCAGATAATGTGTCACCAGATTGAACAATGTAAGTCCCATCCGCTGGCTTACCAACGTGTTCAACTGGTTGTGGTGCTGGTACTGGGGTACTTGGTACACTACCGCTTGCTTTTCCAGTGGTAAAGGCACCGTCAAAGTCAAAACTGGTGTCAATCCCCATGATACCGTGATCGGTATATTGCCAAGCATTTGCATTATCAATTCCGAGTGAAGTAACCCCATAGCCGGCAATCCACTTCTTCCGATTGCCGAAGCCGTGACTGTTTAAGATGCCACCAGTAAAGAAACTCCGCATTGAGTAGACACCGGTGCTCTTATAACCAAGCGCTTCTACTTCTTGAAGAAAGGCTAAGGTAGCACCTTGATAATCGTTGGCTGAATTAACTTCTGCATCATCAATCATCAGCGTATCGTCATACATGCCAAACTGCCGAGCAACCTTAACAAAGAATCGTGCTTCATTCTGTGCATCGGGAATTGAAGTGTAGCGGGCAAAATGATAGCAGGCTACTCTTAAGCCCACTGCTAGGGCATTGTGAATTTGTGCTGCCGCTCGTGGATTAATGTAATTAGAACCATCTTCACTACCTTCAGTTAGCTTTACAACAACGCCTTGTGCTCCTTGATTCTTAGCCGTTTGAAAAAATGCTACCGTATCAGGTTGGTAACTTGAAACATCAATAAATGGATTACGAACTGCCATTTTATGCGACCTCCTTGGGATCAATTGCCTTTGCCTTGCCGTCTGGGACAAGATCAGGTTCTTTTTGTCCCAACTTGTCCGGTTTCTTCGTTGGCTCTGTGGTAGGTGTCAACGGTGACTGCTCATATGCCGCCTGTACAACTGACTGAACGGTCTTCATGTCAATGTGGACACCGTGATCGGCCATATAGGACTGTACCTGGTCAGATGCTTCCGCAAACTTCTGGGGGCCTGGCTTGCTGGAACTTACTAACGAGTTGACAGCAGTCATCGCCACCTGCTCCAAGAGCGTCCAGGCTTCACGTTGCCGGACTGTCTTAGCGTGCTCAATCTTGCTGCCAACCCACGGCTTAGCGATTACGAAGCCAAAATAAAAGAGCCATACAATGGCTCCTGATTGAATCAACCATTCGATAATATCATTTGCTACCTTCATTTTTTGTCCCCCTTGTTGACGATTACATGTTCTTCAATCCGTGCCAACCGAACATCATGCTTGTCAGTCGCTGTCTCCAACTTAGTGAGCCGCTGATTTGTTGAATCACGGTCAGCTTTGAGACTGTCTAAAACCATATTAACCTTGATCATGGTTTGATTTAACTGAGCGATTGAGTCGCCCAGCCGGTCAAATTCAGCCTTGTTGGAGTCGTGAGCCGCGTTTGTGATCGACGTCTTAACATATGTCATAACGACTCCAATTAACGTCACGATGCTGACCAGCTCACCCCAATCAAAGCCAAATGGTCTATGCATATCCATGTCTCACCTCGCTTCCCCAATTTCTAAAAGCCGCCCCGCGTGGTACTGTTATCTTTCTCAGGCGACTTATTTTAAGTTAACAAAGCACCATGATTTGGAAGTCCATCCATGACGTTGCTTGTTGTGCCGAGCCGGAGTGGTTGTTCAAGTTGATTTTCCCGTTGTTCCACGTAAACCAGTTCTGTGTGCTGTCCCACGTCGGCACCAGGTAGTTAAGCACGATACAGTGGCTGTTGTCCCACCAGTCTGGGACTGGCACCTGCAGAATGTCGGCACTCTTGGCTGAATCCAAGCCCGGCAGCTTAATCGCGCCAGAAATCATCAGTGCCTTGTACGCTCCAATATGTTCGTACTTGTATTCGACCGGCGTGCCATCAGCTTGGCCGGCACCGTTTAAAAACTGCAGTCCATTGCTGGTCCATGTCCCCGAATCACCGGTCAGACTGTTTTTGACGCCCTGAATCTGCGTTGCGAAGTCTGGCGCATTTTGGATTGCCGTCCAGTCCGTGATTGGCCGGATTGAGTTACCGTCATTGTCGAGTACGTCTGCGATATAAGTGCTCATGTCATCATCTCCTAATGTTTCTTCCAGCTGTTCCAGGTCTTGTTGTCTCCGTTAGCGCCACGCACCCACACGCTACCATCAGCATCGTAGTACTGTTGTACAGCGGCGTTGTCGTTGATGTCGATTACTACGAGTGCCGCCCAGCACTGTGTAGATACGACACTCTGCGGACCGTTTTTGATATGCACGCCATCGATGATGTAGACTTTCATGCCTGCGTCTGAGCCACTCGTGCATGCGTTTAAGTCGGCACCATCCGGCAGCTTGTTGTCATGACCACCTGCTACCGTACTGATTGCACTGGTCAGTCCGTGCACAACGCCAGCGTGGGTTTCCGGATAGACCTGTTCAGCGTCAGCGCCTTTGGTTTTCATCAGCTTAATCGACTCAACCATTCAGCTCACTCCCTTTGGTTACTTGGATTGACGAGACAGCAATGACTTTCAGCCCTTCCTGACCGTGATTGTCATAGTCGTCAGTGATCATCTGCATCTTACTCTCCTTGATCGGGGATGAGATCGTGTTGAATCCCCGCAACTTAAGCGTCCGAGCGACTCCGGTCAGCTGAGATGCATCCTCATATCCAATTTTGCCGTCGTCAAGGTTGACCAGGCGCGCGTGCAGTGTGGCATATACCGTGCCATCGCTTGCCGTACGCGCGTCCACGACTTCGGAAGGCTGCGATGCATTCTTGATGAGATTGTCAATGCGCGTTTGATTATTTTCGGCCGACTCTTCCAGGTAATTGGCGTAGTAGCCAAAATACCCACGCAATGTCTGCCAGTTGTGCTGTTTCTGCTCGTAGGCATCCTCGTTCTGAAACGGGCTTGGCTCGTCCCAAAGGTCAATTGTCTGCAGTGTCATCTGCATCATCTCCTTAGGCAGTCGTAGTCGTCGTATCGGTAGGCAGTGCCAGATACTTGAGCAGCTTCTGCCGTGCAATCGTCTGGGCCTTGTCTAGTCCCGTGAAAAACGTAGTTCCTTCCGGCAGTTCGGTCTTGTCAACGCGCACCGTGTTGTTTAAAAACTCGCCCGTTTCGGCGTTTGAGCCGTAGAAAGCGAAGTTGGCCGAGTCGACTTGACCTGGCGTTGTGGTTGAGAAGTTAAAAACAATGTTTGATACGTTTACTTGCATGATTAGTCCTCCTTAGCAGTGTCTGCTTGCTTAGCTTTCAAGTCTTCCAGTTGCTTCTTCAAATTGGCGTTCTCTTCGGTCAATTGGTCAATCTGCAATTCCTGCAGAGTGTTATTGGCTTCCAACACGCCGAGCTTGCTTGCGTAGTTGTTTTGCAGTTTCTGTAAATCGATATTCATAGTTACCTCCAATTAAAAAAGCCGGCGTTAACCGACTTTGGATTCCAATATTTTAATGCGCTTGGTTAGGGCCTTGACCGCCCCAAACAACGCCCCAATCATGTTGTCATCGTCACGGCTGACCCCGTTGGGCGCGATGAAATCTTGAGGCGCCTGATACTGTGCCACGTCATGCACGTCGTCGATGATTAGTCCGATATGGCGGTGAGTTTCGCCATTTGCTACGTCCGTCTTGTACAGGAACGTAGTTAGGTCAGTATCATTGACCATCTTAAGCATCTTATCATCATCAACCGGCTGGATGTCAGTTTTTGTTGACAGAGCCGAGTGCTGAGAGTGGCCAGCCGCTTCAACCCATCCTTTGACCCACGCCCATCCGTCAACTTGCAGTTTTGTGGCAGTGGCTGAACCACCATCATTGTCACGATAAATGTGAAAAACATTGACGTTACCGTCCAGCCAAGCATGCGCATCATCGGATTGCATGTGGATGTTATGTGGAACGGCTTCCACTCGAGACCACTTGCTATCAGACGACCAAACGCCCAGATTAAAATAGCGATCACCAGTCACCCGCAAGCCAGTTATATTGACGTCCGGTGAAGATGAACCAGACTGCTTAAAGCCCATCGCAATTGAATGAGCTGAAGCACAAATTCTTGACGATTCATCACTAATCGGTGTCACTGCAAAGGAACGATCATAGCGAATCCTTAACTCATTTCCGCCGACATCACCGGCTTCCGCAATCGGAACACTTCCAGAAAAGCTAAGCCCACCGTTTACTGAACCCGAGTTGTAGAACTGAAATTCTTGATTGCTAAGTGTTACTCCGGATCCACCTGATCTAAAATCGATTAATCCACCCCCATTGACAGACAAGAGGTTGGTAGTAATCTGGCCTTGACTAATTTTAGTGTCGTACGTGGCCCCAAAGTTGTGAATCCCATTAAGATCAATATAAGTTTGATCGCCGTTAGTCGCCTTTGAGTGCAATCCCACGTGGTTAGTGCCGAGCACTCCCAAATCAATCGTATTGCCACTGCTATCGCCCAAGTGCACCGTGCTACCCGTCAGCGTGCCAGCTTGGATTTGATCGGCAGTTAAGTTCGCAATTGCAGCAACCGGGATCCATGCTTTCCCTGTGATGACAGTGTTTGCCGCATCAAGAACAAACGAGCCTTTGCCATTGCTGACTTGGATTAAGGTGTTCCCGCCTGCTTCTTGGTTGATTTGGCTGACCACGTTGCCTTTCTGCACTCGCAGATTAATGTCGTTTTTAAGCTGATTGATTTGAGAGTTGTAGTCGCCTTGAGATACTTTTGACTGCACGACGTTTGATAGCTGAGTGATTTTGCTCGTCCCGTCTGAGTTGTAGACCTGTGCCTGGATACCGTCCACAGTTGAATGTAAATTGGTATACGACTGCGTCAGACCGTCCTTGACCGAAGTCAGGTTGGCGTTCCAACTGTCGGCCGTTTGTTTGATCTGCGTTTGTGTGTAAGTTTGTGTTGCATAACCCTTAGCATCAAGATCGCTGCTCGACACCTTAGACGCAATCTGGCCAGCCTGTACTTGAAGTTGTGACTGCAACTGCTGGACAGTTCCGTTGGTCTTGTCGACCGTTGTCTGGTCCGCTTTGAGCGCAATGGCTGTCTTATTTTGATTGATTGCCGTTGTGTTGGCCGTGATTTTCGCATCGGTATCTTCGGGCGCTGGTGACCAGTCGTGGGCTACTATGCCTTTTTCAATTTTTATGTGTTTAACTTTTAGCAAAGTTGAGTTATTAGCATAGATAATCCAGTTACCACTAATCTTATTAACACGGAAAGTGTTTGATATTCTTTGCCATTCATTAGTTAAATCAAATCGGCCTAAGCTATCATTATCGCCACCTTCGTAATGAAACCTCATTCCTTGAATATAACCATTTCCACATACATCAGCGGATAATGTATATACTTGTCCTACCTCTGGTGTCAATGACCACCATGGACCTATAGTATCGATTGGTGTATTAGAAGTTTGTTGAATATAGTTCGTTTCATCATCATACTTCTGTACAGTCGGCGTTACGCCATTGTTACGTAACGGAAACTCAAATTTTGCTGTTCCCGTTAGCAGGTTAGTTCCACCACCATTACTGGTGATGTCATTAATCTTGCTGTTGGCACCGGATAAGCTCGTTTCCATACCACTGACTTTAGAGCCAAAATCCGATGCAGTCTGTTTGAGTGTGCTGATGTCGCCTTGCGCACTGCTCATTTGACTGGTTAGCGTCTTGGCATTAGCCTGCAGTGTGGCGATGTTACCGGCGTTGTCGCTGGTCGTCTTCTTAAGTCCCAACACGTCCGACTGGAGCGTAGAGATATTGCCTTGCGCATCGGTCAGCGTATTTTTAAAACCGTTTGCTGTAGTCTGGAGCGTGGATATATCACCTTTGACATCGGTCAGCGTTTGCGTAGTACCAGCTGCATCCGTTTGGAGCTTGTTGATGTCGCCTTTAGTGTCAGCAAACTGTGTGTCGAAACCATCAGCGCGCGTCTTGAGCTTGGCGATGTCGCCTTGTGCGTCACTGATTGTCTGCGTCATGCCCTTAGCGTCAGTCTTAATTTGGCTGATATCGCCTGCTGCATCAGCATACTTGGTTTCAAGCTCGCTTGCCGTTGCCGTCACACTAGCTACGTTGCTGTTGGTGTCCGACAACGCCGCACTGAATGACTTGGCCGTTGCCTGAAGGCTGGAGATGTTACCGGCCGCGTCTGATAAGGCTACACTGGCCGAGCTTGCCGACACCTTAAGCTGGCTGACGTCGCCTTTGGTGCTTGCTATGTCCTGCTCAAACTGTCCGGCTTGGCTCTTAAGCGTAACGATGTCAGTACCGTTAGCACTCGCTTGTGCTGCATATGACGACAGGCTCTTGGCCTGACTGGTCAGACTTGTCTTGGTATCAGCAATAGCACTCTTAGCTACTGCCACGTCTGACCGTGTGGCGGTAACGTCTGCCTGAACCGCTGCTACGTCTGATTTCACGGCAACGATATCAGCTTGCGCTGCACTTGCTGACTTCTTAGCCTCATCAGCCGCCGCTAAGGCTTCGGTACGAGCGCTTGAGATTGACGCACTGGCTGACGCATAGTTTAAATCGATTAAATTAACGTTTGACTGTGCGGCATTCCACGCCCGCAGGCCATCGCTCCTAGCAACCGCAGCGTCCGAAACGGCATCGCTCACGGCCGAGTTAACATCCGCGATTGCCTGGCTGTTGACTTTCGACTTTTCGATTGCATCGTTGGCATACGCTACGGCACTGTTAGCCGTACTTACCGCGTTTGACACTACTTCTTGCTGTGCATCAACCTGTTTGGCAACCGTGCCTACGTCTGACTTGACATTGGCCTGTTCAAGAGTATCACTCAAATTAACCCATTTACCGTTGACCATCACGGATGCGACCGACTTGGCGTCACGACTGCTGATCGACTGTTGAGTGTTTTCAAGTGTCACGTTATCCATCGGCATGTTTTGCGTCGCCTCCTGTTTCTTGATTTATCGGTTTAACCCAAATTGCGCCATTCTTAACGTTATGTTTGGCTGTAGGGTCTTCGCTTGAGTAAAAAACCTGCGGTATGTTGGCAAGCGCCGTCCGTGCCATCTTCTCGACATCTGCCAGAGTCCGCATAGCGGCACGATTGTTAAGTATCGTAGCCGGCAGATTATCGTACGTGATCTGTGTCCCCTGTGTGGGGTCAAACGGATACCACGTCCAGCCAACCACCGTCACGTTGGTGCTGTAGTGGCGTGGCTGAATGTTCAGTCGTACCTGCTCGCCGGCAATCGGCTTGGCATTGCTGTTGAGCGTCACCACGATTGATATGGTCGGGTCTGGTGACAGCTGTGTCTTAGCGTAGGTACGCATTGCATCAGCATCGGTAAACCGGTCGTCCTGTAGATCAGACGTAGCGGGATATGGCCCCCACGCATTGATGCTGTCGTTGTCGATCACCATAAACGGCTCGAAGTAGTACTGTTCCTCACTGTTGTAGGTTCCCGACTGATAGTTGTCGGTAAACGTGATATTGGCATTGTCAACCGTTGTGGTCTTCTGCTGGTTGATCTTGGCTTGGATGTTGTTGTTGCGTGCATACCAGTCCGGCGGGTATGAGCTTACTGGCGCGATCTTGCAGACTTCGCCAGGCTCAGGCTCGTAGATCATGGTATTGGCATCAAGCATCAGACAGATATGATGCGTACTGCCGTGCGGGCCGTAGAAACCGACATCCCCACACTTAGGATCGCTAACCTGGTAAAAGTAGGGTTCCATCTGTGCCGTTTGCGGTGGCACGTTGACGCCGAAGTCGTAGTAGACCTGGCTGACAAAACCCGAGCAGTCCATCCCCGCATACGGATTGGACTTATCGTGTCCACCCCACTTGTACGGCACGCCCAGATACTTTTTGGCATCGGCTTGAAACTCAGCCGTTCTATCTACCCCGGTCGTCTGTGTAGCCTCTGACTCGGTCAGCTGCACTCCTCCAGAGTCGGTAGCAGCGGTTGAAGTATCGCTCTGCTTGGTTGCGCCGATACAGCGAACCATGTTGACAATGTTAGTCGAGTCCTGCGTCATCTGTATCTCAGACGTGTCGCGGATATAGTCGATACGTTTCTGCGTTGGCTTAGTAAAGGCGTCAGCACTGACCACGTTGATCTGGTTCTTCTGCGGGTAGATAACGGCAGACGGCCACAGCTCAGTGATCTTAGACAGCATGTCCTTGCCCGAGCCGTTGCCTAAGTTTTCCACACGATGCGATTCAAAACTGCCGACAACGTTATAGGTAAACTTATTGTTTGGATTGACCGTACTGTCGTTGAGCCAGTACTTTAAGATATCGTCCGGTCGCATGGTCAGCGTACCCTGTTGAGTGTTGTACTGGTGGATCGTGGCAATCTGACTATTGACGTACTGGATTGCCGTCACCTGTACGATATCGGAGCCCTGTATGGTGGGCTGAATGTTTTTAACGACAAACCAGTCATCGTTAAAGGTGATGATACTTTCAACCTGAATCATCGGCCAGCTTGGCGAGCCGTCATCGTAAGCGTTGAACTGGATCTGATCTGGTTAGTCTGATTGTTGGCATACTGGTACTGGAAACCAGTCCGCTCATAGCATGTCAGCGGTACGACCTGATCGTTATGGAGCGCTTTGATAGTCATCGCAGGGTCAAACTTGTTGTCATAGCTGATCTCTGCCTTATACAGCGCAGGCTCAACGTTAGGATTGACCATGAAACATCCATGACGCATGTCAAAGTCCACGCAGACAGTTTGTGAGCGAGCCGACCATGTACCCAAGTCACTTAAGTTCGCAGACCGGTATACATAGCCGTGTTTAGCCGGCATATCGGAAAACAGCCGCAGGAAGTTGCCGTCTTTGACCAGCTCAGGTGCTTCGGTCCAACCGTCATTTCCGCACCATTGATCGCCGTAAAACTGCGGTGTCGGCGTGAAGTTGACCTTAACACGCTGATAAGGTCCCAGATAGTTCGTGGCACTGTACAGGTAGTCGCCCGACGTTGCCAGGTAGTAGATACCCTTGTAGAGTACAATGCTTGGATCGATTTGCCGAACGTTGCCCAGCTGACCATCGTAAAACGTGATTTTCTGCTGCAGCTTGCTCAGTTGACCGTCCGCAGTCATATCAGCTACATACAGGTCAAATCCCGTCACCTCTGAATCGTCTTTGTTGGCGCAGTAGGCTACGTGGTAGTTGCCGTTGATATCGGCAAAGATCTCTGGTGCCCACACGTGCTTGAACTCGCTCTGCTTGTCCAGTGGATTGTCGAGCTTGTCAAAGTCAACGAAATTCTTAGTCCGCATCAGATAGCCAGTTGCGATTACATAGTACCAACTGCCAATCTTGGCAACCGATTGTGCACCACAGTTGCCCAGCTCTGGGTAGTACTGTACGACGTTCCAGTTGGTCAGATTGTCTGAGTAGCAGAGTGCCGGCAGATACTGGTAGGGATGATCAGCCGTTGACACGTCCTTAAAGCCAAAGTACGTATAGCGATGCTGATTGATTGCATCAAGCGGTGTCACTGTCATCCCCCCTTAGTCTAGATACAAAAATTTAAAGTGAAAACGTATGTCGGCATCTGACGTACTGGACACGTGGATGTCGTTGTATCCCGGTGCCAGTGTCAGATACGTATAGTCGGTATCGTTGTTAGCCAGCTCGCCATTAAGATAGCAGTTGACGCCATCCCACGTCAGCTCGTCGCTTGCAGTCAGATGACCACGATAGGCGATTGACGTGCCGGTTGTCTGGTTGGATATCTCTACCTGGCCTGTTGTGTTCTTGACGATGATCTGCATCGGATGACGCTGTATCGGGTCAACCGTGATATCGCTTGCGTTGTAGATCTTAAAAGACCGCTGGCCGATATACTCGTAGTCGAGATGCTTACCATTCGGCAGATTCATCCCGACCTGCCAGAGGCCGTTGCCGTACGTCATCTCATCGTCCGACCAGCCAAGCGAGTACTTGATGCCAGTCGGATTGTCGAAAGCTACCGTAAACAGTGCTTCGTGCGAATAGTCTTGCACCGGCTTGATTGAGTAGCTTCCGGCATAAACGTATTTGACGATTGCCGGTTCAGCATCGGTTCTGATTCGCATCAGGCCTTTTTGTGCAAAGAACTTGGCAATCGAATGTTTTTTCATCTTAAAATCATACCAATCGCCAAAGTGCAGCCAAAAGTTGGCATTGATCGTATTCTTGGCGATTGACTGATAGCTCAAAATTGAGCCGTCAAGACCGGCATCAGTCAGATAGGAGTTGGTCACTCCTGGATCAGAATCGTCCTGCAGGAACCGCAGACCTTTCGTGATGCTCTCACAGTTTATCTCTGCTTGGCCCGGCAGTTTAATCCACATTGTCGGTCGTTGCATTTTTAATCACCTCTCAGACGCACTGAAAAACTTTTAAGCGGGTAACTGATCATCTCAGTTCGTTACACAAACGATTGAAAGTTGGCTAAATCCATGTCGGTGCGTTGTTGATGATAGACCCGCGCCTTGTCGTAGCCATTGATGCCTTTAATGGCTCGAACCTGCTCGCCGTTGACCGCTAAGACTGCTTTGCCGACTTCAATCAGCTCCTGAATCTGCCGTGACATGTTCCGCGTATCGATCGTGGTTGTCTGACTGGCATTGTTGCCACCGTAGTAGGCAACAACCTGTCGCATTAGCTCCCACGCACGGGATGACTTCATGCTGTTCAACGGGATTGCCATTTCGGCGCCAGCCTCGCCAAAGATTGACGGCTGAGTAGCAACGCCACCATTGGCATAGCCGTGTCCTTGCCCCAAGGCCGATAGGCTATCGCCATAGCGATGCCGTGCGTAGTTCAAACCGGCTAACAGGTCATCAAAACCGTTCCACAAGTCACCGTGGCCTGGGATTTTATACGCATCGAACGTTTTACGCTTGGTCTGCATGAGCCCCAAAGCTGGACCGGAACCGTCACCATCTGGGTCGGCGCCAGGCTGTTTAGCATGCGGGTTACCGCGAGATTCGGTCTGAATTTGGCGCAGAACCTTGTCAACAAGCGATGAGCTTAAGTGGAGCATATCCAAAGCTCTGACAACGTATGGCCGCCATCTGTCAACGCCTGAGCCGGCGGGATTAGCCATTTCTTGGAACTGTTTTTTAACCCAGTTAGCCATTGATTTGGCGAAGAACACTGGCAGACTGGTATGCAGCTGGGCACTGAAGAACCCGCCATTGTCAAGCTTGCCCGAGGTGAAGCGGTTGAAGACTGACTCCATGAAGTCGATCGGCTTTTTAAGGATGTCTTCGGCAAAGTCAAGGACATCCTTGCCTTTGTCCCACAGACCAGAGAAGAAATCACCTACAGCGCCGTTTGCATAGTGGTTGATATCCATCATCGGTGCCAGCTTGGCTGACCGCTCACCATCAAGCACTTCTGTTTGTGCCGGAAGGTACATCATCAGATTGCGCTCTGGTGGGAGCATAACCGTTTCACCAGATGGGAAGTGGACCATCTCTTGATAGTTAGGACCAGATCCATCGTTAAGCAGTGCCACCTGGTCATGGAGTAAGCCACCGCCCGACGTACCGTTGGCAAGCTTGCCGATGGAGAAAGTGCCGAGTTTATGGCTATCACCGCCAACCTTATCCAAGACCCAGTTGATACCTTTGATAATGCCGTTAATCAAATTGGTAAATGGACTAAGCAAGCCGTTTAAAATATCTCTAAAAGCATTATGGAGTGGACTACCATTTGACTCGATAGTGTTAATGACTTTGCCAAAGTGGTCTTTCCAACCGCCAAGCATATGGCCTAAGCCAGTATCCTGAATGCCAGACAGCTTATCGTGCATGTTTGACAAAATATTGGTTGAGTTGGACCGCAAATTGCCGGCCGTGTTTAAGATCTTGTTTGATGCATCATGCCAAAGGTTAGACGCATTGTTCCGCCAGTTAGACGTATTGTTGATGACGTCGTTGTAGCCGTTGCTAAATGCGTTGCCGGCTTTGTGCATCATATCCTGCGCCGTGTTGGTGACGTTACTGCGAATGTCGTTCCAAGCCTTCTGCTGTTGACGTGCATGCTGCAGAGTCTGCTGCTGAGTTTGAGCTTGGCCCTGCTGATAGCTCTTTTTGACACGGTCCCACATGTTGCTGGTCCACGAGATTGCCGATTTAGCACCGGACTCAAAAGCCTTGCCCATCTTGCCCATTGCCGACATGGCTGAGCTTGCCAATCCATTGACGAACGTGCGGAACTTTTTGTTGTGCTGGTACAGGATTGTCAAGCCCTGTACCACAAGCATGATTGCACCCGCTGGACCACCGATTAAGTCAAGTCCGGCTGACGCAATCTTAGCGCCACGACCAATCAAACTGAGTCCGCTTGAACCAACCTTTCCGGCTACGGTCGCTTTAGTTCCAAGCCGTGTCAGACTGGTTTCGGCAGATGCCGTATTAACGATTGCCTTAGTCGTCTTGGAGTTTGGAATACGGTCCAAACGCCGGCTGTAGGCTTCCAAATCCCGCGTGGACTTGGCGCCGTCAACCTGAATGCGAGTAATTTTGCGACTCGGGATGTTTTTGATCTTAGTCGCAAAACTGCCTATCGTTGAGCCGACCGTCCGCATGATCTGCAGTCCCTTGACCGCCACAGATAAGCCTTTAACAGCCTTACTTGCTAACAAAAGGGAAGTAATGACTGCTGCAGTTGTCTTCGGGTATTTAGCCAACTCATCCAGAACTGGCAGCATTACCTTTGAAAGGTCAAGCATGACGTTGGCAAAGATCTTAAGGCTCGCAGCCGAACCGGTTTTGAACGAGTCAAAAAATTCCTTGATCTGCGTATGGTGTGATGACACCACGTTGGCGAACCGGTCAACGGCACGAGTAGCAGCTTCCATTCCGCCAGTCAGCGCATCGCTGACGTTGATCTTTTTACCGCCAAAAGCAGTCGTGATTTGGTTAAACGCCTGCATCAAGTGCCGGCCAAATTGAGTAAACAGCGCATCGGTACGCTTGTCTGATACCCACTTGGATACAGACTCGAGCAGTGGATTGCTCATCTGCATGAACGGCTGTTCAATGTCGCCGACCAGGGCTGGCATACGGGCTTTGATCGTCCGCTCCATGCCAAAGAAGGTGCCCATCATGTTGTCGGCGGCCTCTTTGTACTTGCCGTTACCTAACTGCTCAAAAACCTGTTGGAACGTGTCGGCGTCAAGCTTACCGGCGCTTGCGATCTGACGCATCCCGGCAACACTAGTGTTATAGTGCTTAGCCAACGCCTCGTCGATCATCGGGAAGTAGGCGCCGATCTGGTTAAGTTCACCTTGCGTAACCTTGCCAGTCGCCATCGCGTGGACCATATCCTGTGATACGTCATTGATCTGTTGGCTGTTAAGCCCGACCGCATCAGCCATGTTAAGCATGGAGCGGGTCAACCCGTCGGCTTGGCTCTTAGACGAGTGCAGGTGGTAGAATCCCTGCTCCAGTTCGTCCACAGTGTCAACGGCTTGACCGGTTTTGACTGACAGGTTGTTGACCGTATTAACCATGTCCTGAGCCTTGTTAGCCGAACCGGTCAGCGTATCCCACGTGGCTACCATTTTCTGCTGAGTAACGTCATACTCTTGCCCTCTGGCGATTAGCTCCGTAAAGTGAGCCTGAATCGTTGCCAGTGCGCCAGAAAACAGGTTAGCCGCCGTATTTGCCAGAAACATGCTACCGAACGAGTGGCTTACTCGGTCGGCTTTGCCCTGCAGGCTGTCCAAACGAGCACTCATACCATCAAGCCACGTATGCGGTGTAACCTTCATGGCTTCGTTGAGCTCGTTGATCTTAGACCGCGTCTGCGCAATTTGAGTACCAAGCTCTTCCACACGGGTTGCCTGCTTGAGATACTCTTCCGAGCTCTCGCCCATCCGCTGTCGTGTGGATTCGAGCATCTGCATCTCGCGCTGTTGGATGTCTCTCAGCTGATTGATCTTGTTTTCCAGACCATCAACCTGTGCTCCCATAGCCTGGTACTGACGCCCTTCAGCCTGTAGACGCTCAGTATGCGCCATAAACAGCGCTGATTGTGCCCGCATGGACGCGTTAAGTTTCAGCACGCCGCTGTTCTGCAGTTCGAGCTGTTGTTCAGCCCGCTGTTGCTGAGCTTCCATGCTTGCCAGCTTGGCCTTAGCCTGGTCGACCTGTGCACCATAGCGCAGATAGGTCTCAGCCTGTTTGACCGTACCCGTATTGAGCTTGTTCTGCTGGTCTTCCAGTCGGCTGATCTCGGTACCAAGCGACTCGTACTTGTCCTTGTTCCGACCGGTAACATCATCAAGACTGGCCTGCTCAGCCTTGAGCTGTTCGATGCGCTCTTTAAGTCTCAGAAACTCCTCAGCCGTTTCCTGGCTGATATTGTTCATCGACTCCTGTTTCTCCTGCAAAGCAGAGATTTTTTCTTTTTGCGCATCGATTGCACTGCCCAGACCGTCAAGTCGTGCCTTAGTTGCACCGGCATAGTCACCGGCAGACCTAAGACTGGCTTCCTGTGCCTGCCAGGCTTTGGTTGATGCATTGACTTCTGTCGTCAGATTGCGGACTGACTTAGATGCGTCCACCAAATCCAATGCGACTTTTGTAGCCATAACATTGCTGATCTTAGCCATTATCCGCTCTCCTTCCTCTTACAAACTGGAGCGGGTCGACAGCACGATCATCACGTGCTTTAGCCGACATAACCTCACCTAAGCGATAGTAGTCGGCGTTCTCATACTGATCTATCGTCCAGTGAAGTTGTATCAGCATTTCCCGCTCGTTGTTGTCTAAGTCCTCAATCGCATTTTGCAACTTCCACGCGCGAGCTTTCCAGTTTACTTTTTTGGGTCTTCTTTTTCCTCATCAGCAATCTGATCATCGGTTCGGCCTAAGATGCGTTGACAAATGTATCCAACTGCGTCTTGTGTTGCCTCAAAGTCCATGTTGTCAAGCTGTTTAAGCTGCTGTTTGTTCAGCTTGAGCATAGTTCCGAGAAACTTTGGCAGTTCCTGAATCAGTTCTAGCTCGCTTTCTGCCCGCTTTAAAATGTCTTTTTCGGCTTGGACCTTAGCGATTCTAAGCTGCATTTCATAGACGCGCCGAACGTTGCCGTTAGACGTGGAAACGTCAAACCTGCGATTGAAAAGTTTGATATAAAGCTTCATTTTATCTCTCCTCTATCGACCGCCCTCAAAGAGTACTGTTTGCTTTCGTAGGCGATCTTTTAACTGTTAGGCTTGTGAACCAGTCGCAGCCGTAGCCGTCTTGTTGTAGTCTGGCAGGATTTCCTTGAACATCGTGTCTTCGTCTTTCCAGTCAGGATCGCCAGTATCGTAAATACGATACACGTCATTGATGTTAGGATCATCAATAGCGGCGAAGTTTAGCGTATCCGTTACCGGCGTCTTCTTTGAGTCGCTATCGGAATCAAGCTTTTTGTCACCACCTAAGAAGTTGCCACTTGGGAAACAGAAGTACGTGAATCCGTCGTCTGTCATATGTGGTGCCTTAACGACACAGCCGCCGACCGGCTTAGTGTCGGCCATCTGCCAACCAGTGCCCTGCTTTTCCAGGCCAACCAGTTTGGCATAGGTCATCATCTTAAGACTGTTGATCGTCAAAGCAACGGTCGGGTTCAGCGGATCAGCATAGCTGTACTGTGGCGTGTTGTTGCCTGAGATTTTTTCCAGCTTAGAGCCATCCAAGCCCTTGATTTCAGCGGATGCCACACCGAGCACGTCGTGGCCCAGTTCAAGCAAGCCATTGTCAGACAGCCCGTCGGTCTTAACCAGCAAGCTTTTACCATCGGCGGATTTAAGAAAAACCCACGCGTCCTTGATACCGTGAAGTAACATGTTTTGCCCTCCTATTTTTCGAGTTCGTAATAGTCAAAGTAATAGGTCTGTGTGACCTGATAAGTCTTGGGGTCAACCGTATGACCGTGATTGTCAAGCATCGTCCAGCCATTGCGCACGAACAAATGCATCAGTGACGTTTCAAAATCGTCAGGATCATCAGCATTGAGCGCATAAAAAATCTGGACCTCTACCTCTTTGTCGAGAGCGTGGAAGTCCAGGTTTCCGTCAAGTGCCAGGTCGGTGCGTACGTCCGTGATCAGTATGATCGTCCGGTCGGTACGCGTGATCTCTGACTGTGGGATAGCGCCAATGTAGACAGCGTCAACGTTCTTATAATCTCCAGTCTGGATCAGCTCTTTAGCCAGTTTCGTTGCCAGCATCAGTCGTCATCCCCTTTCTTGTCGTTGATCAGCTCCTGGTACTTGTCGCTTTCAGCTCTTAAGACGGCCTCGCTGGTTGCCTTGTCCTGCTGCAGATTGGTTACGAAATGGTCACCAGGATGTCCTCTGTAGCCATCGTTCAGTCGCATCATGTTCATTGCGTGATAGTGGTTGTCCCACCCGACTGTAGATAAGCCATTGGTTTCGCCGTCCACATCTTTAGCCATATACGAGATATGGTCGGCGGCGTGGCCATACGTCTTGTCGTTGTGGTGGGAGCGGTGTTTGGCATTGGTAACGTCGGTCAACCGTTCAGCCATCACCTTTGCACCAGCTTTCGTGATTTCAGCCTGATCTTTTGGCGTTAAGTCAACCGAGATCGATTTAACATCCTCAAGCCATTGCTCAAGGAACTGACTCATCTCAATATCAGCCATCTTGACCACCCGCTCTGTAGCGCTTGATGGTGACCAAGTCGTATGACAGATAGGTGTCGTCCCGCACTGAGAGATCCACGATGCTGTACACCTTGCCGTCGATTTGCACGGCAAGCTTGTCGGTCAGCCGTTTGTCGTGGCGTACGGCCAGAATCTGAGTGTTTTCAAAGTCCGTGCCAAGTGCCTCATACTTTTGACTGATTGTCTGGCTGACGCGTGCATAGTGCAGCTTAAACTGACTGACAAAAGTCGGCATAGGGATGCCCATACCGTTCTCCGTAACTCCAAAAGTGCCAAAGTCAGCGGTATACCGCATCTGATACGGTTGATAGCTATACGGTACTGTTCGGTTCGTAACCATCTGCTCCCACCTCGCCCTTTAAGTGACTGATCATCATCTGCAAGCCAATCGACATCCCGCCGGTCAGCGTACGGTCGTAGTACAGCTGAGTACACAGCGTTTTAGCAGCTCTGATAAAAATCGGGTCCTGCTCGTAGCTTGCAATTGGCTTGGTCTTGTCGACTGAGTCGCGAATAATGCTCTCAGACTGGCTTAACAGGTCGGTGATCAGTTGTGTCGTCTCATCAGTTGCGTCCAAGCAGAGCTCATCGAGCATTGACTGTGTATCAATCATTGCTGATCACCTCCACACTTTTACTTGCCAGGAGTAGAAGTAGTCGTGCTGGATACCCAATTGATGACGTCCTTATTGGCTTGAACAACGTCTTCGCGCATGTAGATACCCAAAGCCTCGTACCAGATGTCGTTGGTGTCGACAAATTGGCCGGTGATTTCGTTGGACTTGAACTTGATAACCGCCTTTTGCAGTGGTGCAACTACGATGTTGACATCGCCTTGCTGTGCACTAGGGAACAGCGTGTCGTCTACGACCGTAACCGTCTTGCCCAAAATAGCATTGCCAGTACCCAACGTTACGTTAGGCTGTACCAGTGGCCGACCTTCAGAGTCCTTCATTTGGTCCAGTTGAGCAAAGGCAGATTGACTCAGCACGATTGATGATGCGTTGCTGTCGTATGGCTTCAGCTTGGAGTCCAGAATCAACTTCAGATCGTCAATTAGGTTGGTTGGCTTAACAGCCGTAATGCCGTTGGTCAATTGAGTTACGATCAGATCGTCTTCCGTGTTGTCGCGCAGTTCGACCAGTCGGGATTGCAGTTCAGCTTCCCAGTTGTAGTCGGAGTCGTCCATCAATTCACGCGTAAATACATAGCGTCCCGTGTACGTCTTCAGGTTCCACAGGATTTCCTTGATCTCTGGCGACGTGCTGTTAGCAGTGGATTGCAGTTCCGTGTGCAGAGCCAGCTTGCCAGAGCCTGGCTGGAAGACAGGTAACTTACCGGTCGTGTGCTTAACTGCGATTTGCCGTACCAGATTGCCCAGGCGTGGGAATTGGTGCTGTTCGTGTTCAGCCGGCAAAATGTCTTGTGGAATCAGCACTTGGCCATTGGACAGGCCAATCCCGCCAGCCGTGTTGTCACGGGTAATTTCGCCCGTCTTCAGAAAGTGTGCGAATTGGTCCTTTGTAGACTCGTTTGCACCGTGTAATTCACGCATTTCAGTACCTTCTTTCAGTTCTTCGTTTTCCGTAGTTACGATTTCTGCATGCGGTTCAGACCGCTTTTCAACCTTTTCTGCAGGCTTTTCAACCTTTTTTGCAGGCTTTTCTGCGGGCTTTTCTGCAGGCTTGCCATCAGAATCAGCAGAATCATCAGCCGATTGTTCTTCTTCATCTTCTTGCGGTTCTTCAACGGGTTCTTCCGTCGTTTCCGCGTCTTGTTTGTCGGTTTCATCGGTAGTTTCAACGTCTGCTTGTTCGGCAGATCGTTGTTCAAGCTTGTCAGCTACCGCATCAGCCAACTTGTCGTAGTCAATTTCCACTTCATTCTCTCCCTTCATAAATGCTTCTAAGGAACGCTGTACGTCCACACTGGTTTCGGTGTAGGCCGGAATCGGCGTGATTGAGATCTCAATCAGCTGGTCGAACGACCGGATATGATGGATAACATTGCCGTCGTTGCCCTGCAGCCATTTGTCATCGCCAATCTTAAAGCCGACCGAACATCCCTTGAGATTGCCATTATCCACGTTGGTATACGTGTCACGACCCAGTGTCGTATCAGGGAGTGTAGCCCGAAACCACAATCCCTTATCGTCGGCCCGTAACTGCAGATTTTCCGCATCAGAACGGGCCAAGACGCTGTTAAGGTCATGACCGTACAGCAGCAGGACCTTTGACAGATCAACGTTGTCCAGTGCACCGCGATCGATATACTCGACGAACGGCATTGGGACTGACGGCTGATCGTACAGCATGGCGTATCCTTCGACCGTCATACCATTGTCATCACTGCTTCGTGTCGTCAGGTCCGTTGTCAGCGTTCGTACGTCCGTTGTCGTTGGCACTCGTATCACCTCCTAGATCTTGATTTCCTGGCGTAGCCGTCTGGTACGTCTGTTTTGGCAGTACACCACGATCAACCAGGATCTGGCGTGCATCGTCACCCGACAAGACAGGGTTCTTGCTGTTGGTTAGGCTGACAATGTTGCTGATCAACTGCTGGTGGTCGATATCGACCGCTGTTGAGACGTCCAAGTGCACCGGTGCGCCAAGCTTATTGGTAAGCTCGTCTTCGATTGGCCTGATATAAAGCGTCAACGAGTTTTGATACAGGCTCCGCACCTGCTCAATGCTTGACTGCTCGTCCTGCTTACCTGATAGGTAGTCAGCCGGTACGCAGAATGCTTTGGCAATTTGTGCCTGGCTAAAATTGGTATTGGCAAGCAGTTTGGCAATGTCGGGGCTAACCGTCAATTGGCTCAGTGACAAGCCTTGATCAAGCACGATTGCTCGGCCGGCATTTTCGCCGGAATTGGCCTTTTCAAACTCGTCACGAATATTGGCCTTAGCGTCAGCGCTAAGCGTCCCTTGTGGGATTGACAGGATGTTAGTCGGTGCCAGAGCATGCTTAAGCGTGCTCAAAGCCAATCGATTGGATTGGTCCTGCACGTCAATCTCTTTAGCCAAACTCATCAGCGGACTGACACCCATGTACTGCGACTCGCTCTGGCCGTTGACGAACAGCCGGAAGTGCAGCATGTTCGCCGATGGCACCTGATAGTCGCCAGAGCGGTTGGAGTCGTCAAAATGGACCGTGTAGAAAACATCTGAGCCATCATCGTTAAGCGTTACGGTCACGCGCTCTTCTGGAATCGGCTCAAGCCGAGTTACCACACCATCCGTTCCTTCGCGGTGTATCAGCATGTAGGCATTGCCGTTGAGCGCCATCTGAGCAACCACCGACTGCCACACGTTGTAACCGTTGATAAGCGTGCCCATCGGATGATTAAGCATATAGTCGACCATTGGTGCCTCAAACTGGCACGCTGCTACGTCTGAGCTGATACGATAGACCACTGCGAAAACGTCAGAGTTGTTGAGTGCTGCACTCGCATTAACTGGCCCGACTGACACGACCTGCCCGTTTGATGCCGAGAAAAAAGGTGACCACCCGTTCGAAATAAGCATTCTCGAACGTTTGATCACCGCTTTAAATGGATTAAACACTAGTCATCACCGCCAATCAGTGCTGAGATCACGCGTGAGCCCATATACAGTGCAACCGACAGTGTCAGCCAGCCTACCGCCACGTTGACGGCAAAGCCAAACTTAACAAAGGCATAGAGTGCTGCAATCCACAGCACTACGACCGCAACTGCCAGAATCAGCTTAAAAATGGTCTTAATCATGCGGTTTCCTCCTTTCAGAATGAAAAATCATTGGTAAAGTAGTCGTTGATATCATCGTTTGACATCCCCGAGAACGGGTTTTTGGCATCGAATTTCTCCAGGCTGATATCGTCAAAATGAAACATTGCCGTATACCATGCGTCAATCAGCGCATCGACAAAGTCAATCTTGGTCGTTGCCTTTTCCTTATCAATTTTCACGCCGTTGTTGTTGCCATACAGCACGGCATTTTTAAGCGAGTACGTAATAATCGGGTCATGATCGTATCTGATCGTGCCCGTGTCGAACTGTTTGCGCAGGTCAACAGTCGGTTCGTTAAGATTCTGGATAACGTTCTTGACCGGCATCGTGTTCCAGTCGGTTTTTTGTTCGATCCAGCCGATCATCTTGGATAAGCCCCACTTGTCGTAGCAGAAGTACTTGATCTTGAGCTTGTGAGCCTCCACGTAGGCCATCAGCCAGTCATAAACCGCACCATCATCGATATAGCCGTAGTCGTTTTTAGCGATATCGCAGAAACCGCGCTTTTCAGCATCACGATAGTTGATGCCGTCCTGTTTTTCCTTCAAAACCACGTTGTTCTGAGCCCGTGCAAGCGGCACCCAGCTGTGCTGTTTGACGTAGTAGCGCGGCTTATCGTTGTCCAGATATGGGAATACGAAGGCGATTGACGTATCATCGCTGAAATTGGACTTGTCAAAGCCCACATAGCACTCTCTGCCGTCAATATCGATTGGCGCATCGTCAACTGCTGCGCGATTGATGTCGTCAAGGTCCAGATATGTGTTTTGCTTAACCTGCAGCCACATATTGAGAGATTTGTTTTGAAACTCCGGCAAAGATCCATTGGCCATCTTGTTATCACGCTCAGAAAGCAGTGATTTCATCAGTTGATCATGATTTTCGGGGTTCAAATCCAAAATTGGATTCGATTTAACCCACGTTTCAGGCTGATTAGTTTCATCCAGGCTGTCCTGCTCCCAGACCATGCACAGGTTGTCATCCAAAGAGCGGTCATAGTCGCGCTCCATGACTTCTTCCATCATCTGCTGGTCCTTATAGAACTGCGAGTTACTGTCTGGATAAGCCGTTGACACCTGCAAAAAGCAGTGATTAGGCTCTTGCCCCTGACCAGACGTGATCTTACCGTTACCCTCGATGATCGAGCCGATATGGTGGTCATCCCCGACCTCATCACCGACCGCAAACTGGCAGTGGAGCGAGTCAAACTGGCCGGACTTATACGACATCCGCAGCAGTCGGTTATGCAGCTTCCGCGACATGATCACGTCATGCAGTACGACAATTTCTTGTTGCTTAAACAGCTTCTTAAAGGCCGGCAACGTTGAAAGCTTGGTAAAAAACGACTGCATGTACTGGAAACCCTTCTGCGATTGGACCGTAACCGGTGCAGTGTACAGGTAGTCGTGGTTCATCTGGCCCTTTGACTCCACCAGAAAGTAAAAGGACATCAGAATCGTAGCGAGATAGGTCTTACCATTGGTTCGTGCAACGGAAAAGATTGCCCGCATGTAGCGGAGCTGATCATTATCATCACGCCAGCCAATGACCGAACACAGAATCTTCTGCTCCCACACCATGAGTGGCAAGGGCTTACCGGCGTTAACGTCAGGGACCAGCTTTGAGTAGTTGATAATCGCCCGACATTTTTCCAAATCATAGTGATAGTTAAAATCGGGATCTTCCGTCTGCCGCCTTAGGTCCTGTAGATGCCGAAAAGCGTCAAGCTTGATCTTTTTACCAGCTAACTGCCGACCTTCAAGCACGGCAAATGCATATCTGGTCGCCGGATCGCGATACTTTTTAAAGATCTCATTGTAACTGCCGGCGTTTTTCTCGGTTTCATAGGATTTTTCGACCGTCTGGCCTTTTTTGGTTAAATCCCACTTGCGCATCACCAGCCATCACCACCCGACAAGACGTCTGCTAGGCTTGGCACGTCATCATCGTCGCTGTCAGTAGTGAGAGAGAGTAGGGATGCCCGGCTGGTTGGTGTCAAGCCAAGCTCAGACGATAGCGAGCGTATCTGCCTGATTGCGGCGTCCATCGTAGATACAGCCGGATTTTTCTTAAAGCCGATAAAATCACGGTCGATAATCTCGCCACGATTGTTCTGCACACTTTTATAGATTGGCGTCTGAATGCCGTTTTCCTGCACATCGTCAAAGCCAATCCGATACAGTGCGATCGCCGAGCAGAGAGCCTCCACAGTTGAGCGGTCGGCATTCTTGATAATCGTGCTTTGGCGCAGAATTGGTGTGATTCTCTGCCAGGCTCGACCCGCAATCGTGCCCTTCATGTAGTTTGGCGGTGACATCTGCAACGGTTGCAGGTCTTCAGTCGCCTTTTCGACCATCTCGGTGCGCCGATTTTGATAGGCTTTGTTGTCTGGGCTTCTGGTTACCTTCATTTTGCGTGGCATCATATCATCTCCTTACTTTTTGTAATCCCAGCCCCCATAATGCAAACTTTTATAACTGTCGTTGCCGTAACGGAAGGCTAATGTGCACATTGCTCTTTTCTGAGTGCCTGTGGGGGGGCTATGAACGTTCTAGCAACCGTCTCGATGTTTTTCACGTGCAAGCTGTCGATCGATGTATACGGCCCATTTTTGGCGATTTAGATGCTTCAGCACATTATCACCATTTGGCTTGTCAGCGATATGTTTTTCCATTTTTGTCTTGGCAAGGTGCTCGCGTCTGCTTAGGCACCAGAGATTGTTGACATCCAACGGATCCTTGCACAAGCGTCTTGGTACCACGTGATCAACGATCAGATCATGATCAGTCAGTGTGATACCTGATACTCCCGATGCATACATGTCACGATTGACCACGTAGGCACGTACACGCTGCCATTCTTGGCTGTGATAAAAAGCATTGGCAACTTGGTCACGATGCTCACGGTTGTATGCCTTGTACGAATCGAGCCGTTGCTTGTGCGACACGTTGTGATAGGCATCATGTGCATGCAGTTTAGCATGCACGTCACAGTATCGTTGATCAAAAGGGATGATCCTATGACATCTGATCTCACCGCATTGGTGTACCTTTGCCATGCCTGCCATCTCCTTTCGCACCCTTTCCAAAATAAAAAGCCAGCCGTTAAGCTGACTTGCTATTTAATAATAAATATTATGAGCCTACCTAATTGTTAGAAATAGCATCTTTAACCATTTCACCAATCTTAGTTGTTCTCTCAGCAAAGACTGGTGCAAAATTCAGCGTTTCACTAATAAATTCTGCAAGTCCATTCTTCTCTAAATCATAAATAGCCATTTGCACATCATCTACATCAACATTTTCAATTACTTTCTTTTCTACAAACGTTTGAGCTACAAGTCGTGTATTATTACCTTGCACATGTCCTCCATTGCTTATAACCGTTTGTGGGCTAGGAACTTCAGTCCATTTATTATACATTCTCAACAAAATTAATGCTTGAGGAGAACATTTATCAATTAAAGTTAAAATTGTCTTATTTCTAGAAAAAACATTTTGCAAGCTTTCTTCTTGAGTAAGATTTTTTAAATAATCCGATAAGATTTCTAATATATCACCATCAGCCGGAGAATCAGATAATATGTTAATAATTTTTGAATATAATGCCAATCCGTAAGGGTCAGTAATCAAGTCAACAAGACTCTTTAACGCTTTTTCATGATTATCAGTTTTTTGAAGGTATTCGCCCAGTAATTTTACCTTTTTAGCATACTCAAGATTATTTTTTAATTTATCCCCTGTATCAGCAATATCGCATACAAGATCAAACCATTTTTTATTAAGTAAATCAGACACAAGAGATTTACCCTTATCTTTCGCTGTGGTTGTCACGACTGATTTCACCTCCTCACTGTCCAAGTTTTTATTTTCTATTCGTTTTTGTAAGCTCCGGCGTTCAGCAGTCATCATATATTCCGGATGTTCAATAATTGATTTGATTTTTTCTTTTCGTTCCATTATTTTCACCTCACCCATATAATACAAAAGCCCGGTTATAATAACCAGGCTGAGGTAAAAATAAGATGATATGTAGTTTAACGTCATTTCGGACAATGACGGCCTGTGGAGTTGAACCTTAGCATCCCCACCTGAAGTATAGGGATGACCATACCGTCTGCCTTTCTATGCCTAAGTCGAAAGGCAAAAGAGTTGATTGCGCTACTCTCAACGCAGATACCCGGAATCGAACCGAGATCAGAAGCTCTGCCATTGAGCTATATCTGCTGCCAACATGTGATTGATATGATTGCATATCAACCAATTTAAGAGGTAAAGAGTAGTGAGTAATGTGGCCATGAATACTTATTTTCCCCACTTGTCTCACTATAGCAATTATTGCACAGATCTATCCGGGTGGCTTCCGCATTTCTTCCGGACTTTTTCCGATTTTCAAGCTTGGAGCTGAGGGATTAAGTCATCCACACCTTCAATTGCCGCCAGCTTGTCTAAGGCGGCCGCAAAGCGATTTCGAGCTGCCTGGTCAGCTAACTGGTATTGATCATTACCACCGATATTGACCATGCCTATCACCACCGCCCGTTTGGTGCCGTTAAGATACCTCTCCCTTAAGATAATTTGCTGGTTTAGCGTGCACGAGGCGATGCTTTGCTCCACACACTTAATCGCTAATCGGCAGTGAGCTTTGGCAATCATCGCTTCTTCCATGTGATTGCTTGGCGATCCATGGATGCCTGTCACGTCACCTGTTGATCCAGAAATCATGCCCAGAACTTGTTCGGTTTCAAGCAGGCGTGGGTAACTATGATGGCGAAATTTGCCTTTGCCCTGCAAAAAATCAGCGACATTTCGGGCAGTCCTTTTCTCGTCAAATTCTGGCAGTAGCTCCAATCTAATCACCCTTTCAGCTGTTTGTTTTCAAACGCCCACTCTTCTAGCCACAGCCAGATTGTTTTGGACGGTTTGTTCACAATATTTCCAATCAAAGTCGGCGAGAAATAATATTTGTTATATAACATCAACTTGAATTCCGTCTTGGCTTCTTCATCATCTGGCAGTATTGCTGCATACTGCCGGCGGAAATCCTGAACAATTTCTTCCCACGTCTGATTGCGTTGGTGCATCATGATTTTACGGGCATTGATGAACTTCTGTTCGTGCTGTTTGCGGAACTTAAGGTGTTCCGCTTTGGTTTGCTGCTCGCTTCGCCGCAACGCGTCGCGAAATTTCATCACTTCCAACTTATATCTTGAACGCTCTAACCAGCTTAACTGGCGGCTCTCTTTCTCAGCTGAGAACTTGCTTTCTAGCGCGTCCAACAGCTCTGGGGTTAATAAATCAGTCATAATTTAGCTCCTTTCCTGGTAGTAATTCCACGGTGGAAGGTGAGAGCTCGCGTCCGTTACGCTTATACTCGTCCCAATCAATTGCCGCTAGTAGGTAACTTGTCAATAGATTGGCCATCGCTACCCTCCTCCTACTGTGCTTTGTCGTCCATAATGGCCTGTTTCATCCATTCGTCATATTCTGCTTTGGCGTCTGCCTCTGATAATGGCTCGACGTCGTCGTAATCAAAAAACTTGTCCATTAGATCACCTCCGATTCACTGCTTAAATCCATACCCAATCAGTCCTTCTTTAACAATCTTGATTGCGTCCTCTGGCGATCTAGCGATACCGTGCACGATTCCATGCGATGTCAGCATATGATGAAACTGGATCTGATCCTTACGTGGACGTCCTGTTTGGGTTTTAACTTCGATGAAGAACGCCTTACCGTCTGACCAGCGGAATCCGCTTAAATCGCTGTATCCGCGCGGGACACCGGTTTGAAATAACGTCCCGTCTGGCAGACGAAGCTTACCCACATTGATACGAAAGACCGTGCATTGATTAGCTGACAATGCCAGCCGAATTTGATTTTGAATTACATGCTCAGGTTGAGCCATTAGTTACCTCCTAATTGTTAGTTACCTCCTAATTGTTCCTGGAGATGTTTCCTCCACATCAGCTTTTTGGGTGACGGACTTGGTGACGGACTTTAAAACGGCTAAATCCGTTGTAGCAGTAAGGATAAGACCACTTTTTTGGGTCGGTGACGGACTTGGGAAAGCAAACCTTTTACTATATATACTTTTATCTTTCTATATATACTTTTCATTACTACATCCGTCACTAGAAGAAAATGGGTATATATATACTGATATAACAACAAGTAAACCAGTTTACTGCATCCGTCACCGCATCCGTCACCCTTTTAAGAAATTGATTCTTGAATCGGTAATAATTTTTAGGCCTTCATAATATCGACCGTGTTTTGTATGCTTGTAATTAAATTTAGCTTTCATCTCACTGCCGAATTTCTGCTTATTGAATTGATGTTCACCGGACTCGTCCGACCATCGCTTGTAGACGTCGTACAGCTCACCGGCTGGTGCCATATATCCATCGCCTCTCTCACACTTTTCGGAGATGAAGAACTCGATCGCGTCCATTTCCTGGCGATACTCATCGCTGGCCTTTTTGATGATCTCTGGTGGCTCCAGACCTTCTGCCTGCCACATCATCGCACCTTGCACAATCCAGTTTAGGATTCCGGATGCTTCACGTTGTAGCTTGTACTTAAGCTCTTTATCAACCTTATCTTTAGGAATCTGGACTAGGAACGGAATCAGCATGATACGACGCCAGATACCGTCATCGGTACCCCGAATGATTGGTTTGTGGTTGGTAGCCATCCACAGTTTGAATTGTGGGGTAAACTCAAATTCGCTTGCGTACAGATGCCGAGCAACCATCTTGTCGCCACCAGTCATCTGCTTAACTAGACCTTCGTCCAGTCGTGATCCTTCGTTAGCCTCACTTGAGATGACCAGCCGTGCGCCTTCCAGACGTGCAATGTCTGAGTTAACTCCACTTGAATGTTTGACCATGATTGACTCAACGTTCATCGTCTCAGCGTAGGAGCCTAAGATGTCGGCGATCGTGTTGATAAATACCGACTTACCATTACGGCCGTTACCATACAGCAGGAGCATGACCTGTTCTTTGATCGAACCTGTGGCTGAGTAGCCAACGGCTTTCTGAATGTAGTGGATAACTTCTTCATCGTTGTTAAAAATCTGGTGCAAGAATTTGTCCCACTCTGGCGCATCAATCGTGTCCGTATACTCGGCTGCAGTCTGATGGCTGAACATCTTGTCACGGTCGTGTTCCTTTAAAAGCCCCGAGTTAAGATCAACATAGCCTGACTCGGTGTTTAACAGCATCAGGTCATTGTCAAACTCACTGTGCAGGACTGGCACGTGGTGCTTAACTTCATCAAGCATGGATTTTTTAGACCGATTGCTCCGGCACTTGGCCTTGAACTTGACCCACTTTTCCGTAGCATCGCTTTCGTCCATGCCAGGCCAGATGTTGAGCTTTTCGTTGTCCATATTTTTGATTACACTGTCGGCACACTTTTCGACCATACCTGACTGATCAATCTGCCAGTACGAGCCGTTGTATAGATACCACATCTTATCAATGTAGGAATATTTAAAGTTGTCGCCGTACATATCAATAAATCGCAGTGCGTTGCCCATGTCGTCCCACGTGCGGGGCGTTTTAGGCTTGTCGCGATCTTTATTAAGGAAACTCATGTCATAGTTGACATTGAGCGGTTGATGCGGATGGAACACGTTGCTGGTTTCATTGATCGCCTTGTTAAGCAGTGCAATCCCGTAAGTGGTCTTACCGTGCTTTTCGTCGTACTTTTTACGATACAGTGATGATTGGCGAAAGATTGAATCCATGGCTTTAAAGTCACGTCCACACCAGAAAGCTAAATCGTTTGCAAATGCCATATCAGCTTCAGATTGGCTCGGATAGAACGGCTCCCAACCGCCTTTCATAAAAGCTCGGAAGCGTGCGCCATTGGTTGAACGCTCTGCTCGATTGATAATCTCATCAATGCTAAGCGTGTTTTCAGTGATTGCTGGCTGTTTTTTGGGGAATTCGGCCACCTTATCGCTATGCAGATAGTGATCGTATAGCCGGCGCATTGCCGTATCGTCAAGCGATTTGATCTCCGGCGTGGCATTGAGCGTGTTGCCAGTCAGCGCGAAAAATCGCCCTGATTGGTACATCTCGTAGTTTCCCTTGCGCCGACGGTCACCAGGAATCTTACCCTTAAAGATGCAGTGAATTCCTTCGCCAGACATAGACACTTCCATATAACTTCCGTGTGTCAGCTCATGAGCCTTAGTGACCAGATTGTCGGGGTCGGTATCGCCGCATTGGACCCTCTCCAGGTCTTCGGCAATATGGTCGATATCCAGTCCCACGTAGCCGTTAGCAAAATAGAATGCTAACCCGTCCGCGTCCGGGTACTGGTCTAACGCCCGCATTGCAGTATCAAAATCAGCCCACGTGGAAGAGTCGTTGGACTTGCCAGGCCCGCCTGTCCATGGGTTGACAGGAATCTTGGTGTACTTGCCCCGCTCCTCCTTCCAAATGCGGTGGTAGCATCCCCATTGAGATAGTTTTTTTAACTCACTTGGTAAGCTCTCGTACATCGTTATCTCCTTTTCTAGCAGGCATTCCACCCGCTCGGTGTATAGGTCACTGCCGTTTTAAATCATTAGAACGGCAATTTTTCATTTCCCGCTGGCTGTTGTGGCATGGTAAACGTCTGACCGTTGGTTGGCATTTGCGCGCCGGTTACCGGCTTGTTAGTCTTCCATTGGTGATTAACTTGCGGGAACTTGGTTTGCTGCCAATCCCAGGGAGCTGGCCGGTTGACTTGTGTCGTCTTGCCGTTGTAGGTGTTGTCTTCGACCGTGATATGGATACGAACCGGCTTGCCGGTCATGATGTCGAAGAAGTCCTCCATCGTGTTGATCGGCGTACCTTCTGAAATGCCGGCTGCCTGCATGAAGTACATCAAGTTGTTGACTTCGTATTGGTTGGTAGCGCGACGCTTCCATTCGTCAACCCATAGCTGGCGGTTGTGGTACTTGCCGTTGGTTTCTGGCATTGCTTGGTCTAGATCGTTGCGGACAACCAGGTTAAACTGGATTGATTCCGCACCAGACTTGGTAGCGTTTTCTGCTACGCTCTTGATGATAAACTCGTAGTCGCCTTCTGGCAGTGGCCCGTATGAGTGGTCTTGTAAATCTTTGTAATTGGTTTGAAATAACATAATTTATATTTCCTTTCTGTTAGTGCGCTAAGCCGCGCTTCTTGAGTTGGTAATAGATCCAGCCTGGTTTGTATCCTTTAGCTTTGGCATATTCTTCGAGATCTTGGCGAGTTTTAAGATCGCTTGGTCGTTTAGTGACGACATAATTTGCTGAAAATGGCTTAAATTGTGTGACGTCATCAAGGTTGGCGTCTCGGTCAATGTCAAGCTCAGTTTTAGTAACTTCAATTTCAGCTCCGCAAATCGGGCAACTCCTCGATTGTGCGGGGATGACTGCAAAACATTTCTCACAGGTTCGGACTGGTGGCCCAAGCTGACCACCGCCGTTGCCCTTCTTTTTCTTGCGGTCTTCTAGTGTCCACGTGCGGGGAGTATCCGGTGTGCCAAATTTTTTAAAGTTGCCGACCTGGTCAATAATAACTGCGTGCTTGCCTGGCACGAACCGCATTGGCCGCATGGATTGCTGAATGTACAGCACCAACGACTCAGTTGGCCTGAGCAGAACCACACATGAGCAGTCTGGAACGTTGAATCCTTCACTGATCAAATCGCAGTTGCATAGCACCATGATTTTCCCAGCCTTAAAGTCGACCATGATTTTGCTTCGCTCTCCTGACGGCGTCTTGGAGTCAACGTGAGCCGCTTTGATACCGGCGTTGTTAAATACCTGAGCAACCTGCTTAGAAAACCAGACAGCGTGACAGTAAACGATGGTCTTACGCTCGTTAGCCTTTTCGCGCCACGTTTTTATGACATCACCGCGAATGATTGTCTTGGCATAATCGTCCATCGATCGCCCAGTGTAGTCACCTGTGGATGACTTCTTAAGTTGAGAATCATCTCCGCTTTTATAGCCGTACATGGTGTAGTCGGCCAGATAGCTGTTATCGATTAACCACTGGACGCTTGGCCCTTCGACCATATCGTCATAGACGTTTTTAAGTCCTTTTCCCGACAAACGCCAGGGAGTTGCGGAGAATCCCAGACGTGGCACGTTATCGTACCAGTTATAGATGTCCTGATAAGTTTTAGCGAGACTGTGATGCGTTTCATCGGTGATAATCAGCGTGGGAGTTGGCAACTTGCCTAACCGACGTTTGATTTTTCCAACCGTCATAACGGTTGTATGGCTCAAATCAATATCATCTTTAAGAAAAGTATCAATAATCTGATCGACCAGTTCCTTGCGGTGAACCATGAACATCACGTGTCCACCTTTTTCAATTGCCAGCCTGGTGATCTCGGCGATTATGACTGACTTACCCGACCCTGCCGGACTGACAAGCAAGACCGAGTGATTGCCTTTGGCAAGCGACTGGCGAGCTTTGTCAACCAGTTCTTGCTGGTAGCCGAATAGTTTAAACATTTGAATCAGCAAAGTTAAATAGGTCTTCGACTTTGCAACCCTTTCTGCTATCTAGGCGATTCTTAGCGAATACGCCATCGTTTCCTTCCATAATCACGCCCCGTGAGCCATCTTCTGGTTTGATGACTACTCGTCCAACAATATCAGTTAGGCCCATGAACATATCGCGCACGTTGTCACGAATGTTTGGTGCAAACTGGTTAAACGTCTGACCATTAGCAGTTGTGATCGGCACCTGTTTTTCCCAAGCAGTTACCAGAATGTTGACTGGGTACTGATAGATCGCACTGATCACACGTGCAAAATAATTTGTCCACGCGGAGTAGTCTTGCAGTTCATTGTTAATTCCCGACTTGGTAGCACGTCCACGTTCGATGAACCAGTCACGTTCAAAACTTGAGATGTTGTCAATTACGATATTGTCGTACTGCTTACTTAAATTAGGCATATCGACGATAAAGTCAGTGATTTCTTCGTCTGGTTTCGTCCGGTTAAAGTCAGCAATATCGATATCTTTACCGGCTAGAACCTTATCCGAGTTGTCTAATGCCAGAACCAGTGTTTTACCAGTCAGGTACTTGACCGTTGTCGTTTTACCAACGCCAGGATTACCGTAGATGCAGATACGCCAGTTAGCAGTTCGACTAGTGTTTTTAGCGCTTCGAATAATCATTTAATCGCCTCATTCCTCTTGAGATTATTTGATAGTGATGGATTTACTAGCTTGCAAGTGAGCGCCTGGCACGTCTTCACCCAGCTTAATTGCTTCCTTAATAGCCGTCTTGTCGACTGATTCCGTAACCTTCGTGTTCTTAAAGGTGTCTGGAATCAGCGTCTCATCATCAATCACCGTTGACGGAGCGTTGTTACGAGTGCTTAGTAAGAAGCGGTCGGTTTCCATCTTCTTCTTACCAGCGTAAGTAAGCTCCTGAATCAAATACTTTTTAAGGCTGTCCGCCTTGTTAAGATCAGCCTTAGCTGAGTCGTTCCATTCCTTCGCCTTTGCCTTCTTGCGCTTAGCTGCGCTGGTTAAGTCGTCGATCCAGGCGGCGATGTTGTCCGCCTTGTCTTCGATGGCGTCGTTAATGGCGTCTAGCGTGTCATGAAGCACTTCTGGGTCAAGGTCTTCTCGTTCACTGAGTTCCTTATACTTGTCGGATAATTCGTAAAGCTTTCCAGCCATGATTAGTCCCCCAGCCGTTCTTGTGCTTCTTGCTTGATTAAGTCCTTAGCTACGTCCAACTGTTCCAGGATTGCTCGAACCTCTGCTCGTAGTGCGCCACGAGTTTCTGGCTCGTTACGGATAATTGAATCTAAGTCCGCTAACGCTTTAACTAAGAGATCTTCGGCATGTTTGAATCCGTTTGCGTAATAATCCGTATTCATGTTATTATTACCTCGTAGTATATTTATTTTGGCCTAGCGGTGACGCTGGGCCTTTTTTACGTTCTGCGGGAAGCTGTATTTGAAGCTGGTTAATACAAGTGGCACGATAGCTACCGTTGCTAGTGCCACCTGATTTGTCAATAGCAATGTTACTGACAAAACAAACAAGGCAGCGTATGCTAACCCTTCAGTTCCGTTCATGGTTAATCCTCCTTGTAGTGTTCGTTCCTCAACTTAATTTCTAGGCGGTGGCAACGCTCCGTGAGTAGAACGTTATTGACCACCAAAGCGATTAAGAAGACCGCTAGGATCACGGCTAACGCGGCCATTTCATCACCTCCTCTCACGGCAATTTAGCCGTCCAATCAATGTCATCGTGGCGTTCGTGCATCCACGCTCTCGCATATGGCAGGTAAATCTTGGTTACGCTCCCTTTCCCGTGGACGCCTTTCACCCACGCTTTCGATTGACCATTCTCGATTTGAACCTCTGGGAAACTGTCGAAGATAAACAGTCTGATCCACGCTGGCGATTTTCCGGCGAACAGGTCATCGCGAACGTCTTTCAACCTGACCCAGTCCGGCTCAGGCCGTGTGGTAGTAATCAGTGGTGCGATCTGTTTGGCCAAAGCCTGCAGGTCAACATCACTGAGTTTCAATTCCATAAAATCACTCCTTACTTTTCGCTAAAAGCGTTATCGGGTCCAAAAAAAATATAGTCCAGCGGGATGTTGTACAGTTCGGTAATCCGCTGCATATCTCGGAACGTCAACGAACTTGAATCGTTTTCCCACTTGCGTAACGTTGGCTCTGAGATCCCCAAAGCCTTAGCAGCACCCGCTTGTGACATATTGGCACGGATTCGTAAATCACGAATAGTATGCTTAGCTTCCTGCGGCACATAAGTTGGCATCTGATCAGCACCTCCTTTCCTTTCATGTATTTATCATATCACGCTTTTTGCGAAATACAAACATTTTTTTGCAAAAAGAAAAAACTTTTTTCGTTTTTAGTGTATAATGGATTACATAAAGGAGTGACATACAATGGAAGACATTACAAAAATTTTCTCAACAAACCTAAATGCCTTGATGAAAGCTAATGGTGAAAATCTATCGCAGCTGTCTGACCGAATCGGTGTTGCCTACTCAACTGTGTCTGATTGGCAGCATGGTAGAAAAATGCCCCGCTCAGGATCTCTGCAGAAACTGGCGGAGCACTATCACGTGACTATCTCTTATCTGACAAGCGAAAATAACGAAAACAAAACTAACTATGCTGCTGACACGATTGCGGCTCATATCGACGATGATACGCCAGAATCTGAACGCCAGCAGATCATCAACTTTATTGAAAACCTTAAAAAGGCACGCAAACACTAGGCAGGCGATTTTATGGATAAATTTGAAGAGTTGGCAAGCAGTCGTCCTACAATCCACATTATCTTTATCCACCAAAACATCCCTGGCCATTTTGGCGGACTGCTGCTTGATGGCGATATCTATATCAACGATCACCTTGAATCACGGGAAAAGTATCAAGTGTTACATGAAGAGTTTGCACACTATGACTATACCGTTGGTGACATCTCTCAGTACTCAGACTGTTCTGACTGTAAACAAGAACGCCTGGCACGATCAGTCGCTATGATGCGGGCCGTGACACTTGATGGTCTGATCTACTGTTATGAGCATGATCTGTGGACATCACAGGATATCGCTGACTATTTTGGCGTGACCGAAAAGTATCTTTACCAAGCAATTATTAATTATCGTACTAAGTACGGCCTTTTGTTTAAACATGGGGGTTACTGGTTTGATTTACGTCAGACCATAAATTTAACTAAGGAGTGATTATTTATGATGATTTTAGGTTTTCTTTTTTTACTGCTTGCTGTCTGGTACTGGATACGCAATCGTGACCGTAAAGGCGGCAAAATCAGTACTCTGCTTTTAGCGGTGGTCGGCGTGACTATCATTGGCTTTACCCACGCTGACAACGTGGACAAACAGCGGGCTGCAGAGTCATCATCAATTGCGTCGTCTAAAAAGGCCAAGTCCGAGTCAATCTCGGAATCTAAGAGCGAATCGTACGATCAGGCTATGGATGACGCTACATACACCGCGCTGGCAAAGGATCTGACCAGTCAAATGGCGAGCGACTCTACGCTTAACGGCTTTAAGATTGCCTACAAAGACAGCCAGTTTTATGTAACCGTGCCTAACAGCGTTGCTGCCATGACTGATAACGAGCAAAAGGAAGTCTACAGCAGTGTGATCAGTCTGCTCGAAAGCCACAACGCTTATGCGCCGGTATCGTTTTACGATCAAAACGGCAATCCGGTGGCACGCATGACGTTAAGCGGCGGGGTCAAACTGTACAAATAAAAAAATCCCACCCGCGCAAAGCGAGTGGGGAGAAGTTAATTACTATACGGCCATTATATCACAAGGGAGTTTATGATATGGCTCAAATCATCAAAAAAGGCCCATCTTACATGGTTCGGGTGACCTGGCGTGACGAGGACGGGAAACAACACAAGAAATCTAAGTCTGGTTTTAAGACCAAGGCTGCCGCTCGTAAAGCTGGGGCAGAAATGGAATCCAGCAAGTACCACGGCGTTTTATCTACTGCCGATCCGATCTTTACCGACTACTACCAAAATTGGTACGAAACTTACAAGCATCACCAGTCATCCCGGGCGACCCAAGATTTCTATCGCTACTGTATAAACGTCGTTAACGATTACTTTGGGCGCCGTAAAATATCCACAATTGATCGGGCTACCTATCAGCGGTTTTTGAATGACTTTGGTAAATCTCACTCAAAGAACACTGCTAGCAAGATGAACGCTTATGTCAGAGTAGCGGTTAAAAATGCCGTTCTGGATAACGTCATCCCCGCCGACTTTACCGAAGGAACAACCATCGTATGGGATAAAACCAGAACCAGGCAAGTTGAGTATCTCAACATGGAAGAAATTAACCGTTTGGTTGCCTTAGTCAAAGAATCTCTCTCCCCCGGGTTCCCAGTCCGCTACATGATTTTGACCGCCGTTTATACGGGGATGCGACTATCTGAAATTGCCGCCCTTACCTGGGACGACCTCGACCTCCCGTTTAAAACGATCGAAATTAGTAAGTCGTGGGACTTCAAGGGACGGACCTTTAAAGACACCAAGACAAAAAGCTCCCGCCGGATTATCAGAGTAAACCAGGAACTATTGGACTGCCTGGTTGAACTAAAAGCTAACGGTCATGATCTCGTTTTCGCCCGTAAAGATGGTTCCGTCTGTGGGAGTAGCTCCGCCAACCGAACACTGAGACTATTTTTAGATAAGCTGAACTTGGATAAACCCGGCTTTCACTTCCACTCCCTTCGACACTCCCACGTTGCCTACCTGCTGGCGAACGGGGTTCCACTGTATGCGATCAGTAAACGATTGGGTCATTCCAACATGACTACCACCGCCAATCGTTACGCCTACTTAATCGATGAATTTAAAGCCCGTTCCGACGATCAAATCGAAAGGGCGTTGGTGTCCTTAGGTGTCCCGGATGGTGTCCCAACTTCATCATTTCTATGATTTTCTATTTCCTTATTTCCTGTCATATCAAGGGTTTAGCTTCCCTATTTATCCTTAAAACACCCTAAATACTCTACAACAAGTAATCTCGGTTACTTGTTAAAAAAGCCGACTCCGTTACGGGGCCGGCTTTTTGTTTTGGTAAAACATTAGGAGCGTCCTTCTTCGGTGCTTGTTCCTGTGATTCGACATCGATATTTTCCGCAACGTTCTTTGGTTGCTCGTTAACATCTTGTGGCATGTTGAAACCTCCTACTCGCATTTAACGGCTTGGGAGCCTGTCTCGGGTTTTATTTAACGTCCACAACTGCACGGAAACGGACATAAAAAAAGGCCGACAACTGTCAGCCTACTTAAATAATCTGTGCCAGAGCCCATAAGGCTTTGACTCCAGGCATACCTCGACGCCCTTCAAATTTAACTGATCGACTAGCTCGATCGTCTGCTTCAAATGGTCATTGAGGACATCCACTTTCTCGATTGCCTCATCGACGCCTTCTGAATCAATTTCAATTCGATACTCGAACGCATCTTGTGCCATTTTTATACCTCCAACAAAAAAACGGCTACCATCTGGTAACCGTTTATATCCATTCTTTAAACGACTTAAAGATTCTAAAAGCTTTCTGCATCATTGAGTTCTCGGCCAGGTATTCCAAGCCTTCGATAGTGATTCTTGCGTCCTGGAACGAATACAAGACTCCCTCCTTCGTGTGGGTGAAGGTAACTCCTTCAATGTAGTTGTGATCGCTCAACAT